AATCCTAATGCAGTTATTGAAATTGATACATCACAAGGAGAGCCTCATTATCCTGCACCGACACCTTTAGCGTCAGAGTTTTATAAATTAATACAACAATGTGAGTTCTATATTGATTTTATATTTGGACTTCCAGAGTTAATGCATGGTTTTTCAGATAAAGGACCTGATACTGCTAGAGGTACAGAAAAAATGGTATCGCTAGGAGCTGAAAGACCTAAATCTAAATTAAGAGATATTGAATTTACAATGGCTCGTTTAGGTCGTGTTTTATATTCTTATTCAAAAACACATTATACATTCAAAAAATTCTTTAGACTATCTCAACCTAATAATGATATGACAGAAATTATGGTTAATTACTATGATGATACTACAGATACAGTTATAGATTTAGTAAAAGATAGACACAATATCGGTGAACATGATATTAGAATAGAGCCTGGCTCAACATTACCAACAAGCAAATGGGCTGAGTTTGGTATTTATTTAGAAGCATATCAATTAGGCTTAGTAGATAGGGTAGAAGTTTTGAAGAAAAATCCAGAAATATTTGATAAAGAGGGTATCATTCAGAGAATGAGTGAGATTGCTCAGTTGTCACAAGAGAACGAGCAATTACAAGCCCAATTAAAAGAATTGCAAGGTGACTTGCAAACGGCAAGAAGGGAATCTGTGCAGGACCGTAAAAGAGTGGCTGTTGAGAAATTCAAGAGCGACCTTCATGGTGTTGCAGCAGATGCTAAAGCAGACAAAAAAGTGCAAGCTACAAGGCTTGCGAATGCGGTGAAGCTAGAGGTAGAGAAATCTAAAGGTATAACGAAGCAGATAGAGATGGAAGCTAGAAACCAGGGTTCAACTCAAGAAACCGAATAGACATCGCAGAAAGGAAATAGTAAAATGGAAAACGCTGAAGCCAATACCGTTGTTGATGAGGTAATGGAAAAAGGAGCAGAGGACCTATACTCTCAACCTCTTTCATCACCAGACAGCGGGACTGAATATGATGATTCTTTGAGCGAAGATAGTGCGAATCAAACACTTTTTCAGGGATTTGAAGAAGAAGTTCCTGAAGCAGTAGTAGAAAGCGAAACTTCGCATGTAGACTGGCAAGGAGAGAGCAAGAAGTGGCAATCTATGTATGATAGGTCACAAGATAGGCTTGACAAACTCGAAAATGCCATGACTAACATGCTGGAGAAACAAGCGACTTCTCCTGTAAACGATACTGTCTCACCAAATCAATCAGAACGTATTCAGATATCCGAAGAGGAATTTAACCCTTGGGATGCCTACTATAAGCCGAATTCAAAATCGTACCAGTTCCGTATGGAACAACAAAGGTCGATGGTGGATGACGCTGTTCAAGGTCATATGAGTAAAATGAATGAATCTATAACCTTGAATAATACTGTAAATGAATTAAAAAGCAATCATAGAATGGAAGACGCAGAAATCCGAGAGTTTTTAGATTTTGTCACACAGCCTAAAGAAGCTGTAGGGCTTGATAATCTTGTAAAGCTATGGCGTGATGCTACTGGTCAAACATCAAATGCAAATGCTAAAAATTCATTACAAGCCGTGAAAGCGGCAAAAGGTGCTCCTCGTTCACCTGGCGCATTACCTGGCAAACAACTAGCCCCTAAAAAGGAAAGTGATGTTGCTTGGGAAAAAATAATGGGTAGTGGTGCAACAGGGAGTAGAATTCCTTAATATTAATCGAAAACGAATGAGGTAATTAAATGGCTGTAAATCAGAACGCATTATATGTAACTGATGTACAACAAGCTGGTAGTCAATCGCATAATGCTGCGCATGGTGCCACACCTGATAACAGACGGTTATACAATTTTGGCGATAGAGTAGCTGACCTTTCACCTGAAGAATCTCCATTCTTCGTGTATTTGTCTAAAGTTGCTAAAGCGCCAACTGATGACCCTGTATTTAGGTTCCTAGAAGACCGTTCGAAAATTGATTGGACCGATAGAACTCTGCTTGCAGCTGCTGCCGTTAATGGTGGTTCTGCTGTTAGTGCAGGTACAACATACTCTTTTACTGTAGATTGTGACAATAACCAAGCAGGTGGTGATTCATCTGGTGGTGCATCTGCCGACTTTCTTGTAAAAGGTATGGTTTTATCATTTAATAGCTTTACTGGTGTTTCTGGTAATGATTATAGTTCTATAATCGTTAGAGTAGAAAATGCACCATCGGACCAAGGAACTTCTACCACATTTAATGGTAAAGTTCTTTCTGTTCCTGGTAAAGTATCTAATGATACTATTATTGCTGATAATGATAAAGCACAAGTAATCGGTACACAGTTTGATGAAGGTTCAGGTTCTCCTGACACATGGTCTGGTACATTAGATGACGATTTTGGGTATACTCAAATCTTCAAAACCGCTGCTGAAATGACAAACACATCAATTGCAACTCGATATCGTGGCTATGCAGACGAATGGAGCCGTATTTGGGCTCTTAAACTTCGTGAGCATAAAGTCGATATTGAAAGGTCAATGTTGTTTAGTCAAAGAGCAAGGTCTGGCAAATCTCAATTAACTGACGGTATCGTTGGTAGTATTGTAAGAACTGTCGCACCTACAGATGGCGGAAGTAACTTCTCATACACTAGAGGTAGCTCTTATTTTAAGACTACTACTGCTGCTGAATTCACTTATGATAAATTCTTAGGTGACTTAGAAGTTGTATTCGACCCTGCTCGTGGTGGCGCATCAGAAAAGTTATGTTTAGCAAGTTTACCTGTTATTACTCAACTTAATAAAGTTGGTAATGGCGGCTTCATGGATATTTCAACTGCATCTACACAGGTTCAGTTAAATGCTCCTTTAGAAGGTCGCTCAGGTGCTTTCGGGCATAAAATCATGCAATTAGACACTATTCATGGTGGTCTTGCTATTGTTAAAGAACCACTCTTTAGAGGGTTCAACAGTGGCTTGATGCTTATTGTTGACATGGGACAGGTAGCTTACCGCCCATTAATCGGGAATGGTGTTAATCGTGATACTCACATTATTACTAACGTACAACAAGCTGACGAAGACTTACGCAAAGATATGATTATGACAGAAGCTGGATTAGAAATCACAGTTCCTGAAGCTCATGCTTTGTATAGCTTCGAAGAAATGTAATTAGGAGGTAGTTAATGAGAGCTGATTATTTAAATGAAAGTAGTGGTTCTACATTTCATCATAAGAAAAATGTTGAAATGATAACCGCAGCAAGAACACTTACCGCTGAAGACAGTGGAAAAGTGTTTGCATTAGACTCAGCAGGAGGTGCTTATTCTATAACGCTTCCTACTGCAACTAGTGGTGAAGACGGAACATATTATAAATTTATAGTATGGGAAGAAACACCAACTGGAGCAGTTACACTTGCTGCAGGTAGTGCTATTGTTAGTTTGGTCATGAAAGACCCAGGTGGCAACGCATCCAATTCAACTGCTGGAACGCAAGTTTCAAACATTGTTATTGGCACAAGCGCACAAAGAGGCGATTATGTTAATTTAATGTACTGGCAGGGTGAGTGGACTGCAGAATGTATGTCTAGTATTGACGATGCTGTAACTACATCATAATCCGTAAGGATTAACAGTTTTGGATACTGTGGGGTTAGTCGTATAAAGGGCTAACCCCAAACATCCTAAAAATTTAATTAAAAGGAAATATTATGGCTGACTATAATTCATCGAATACCGATGTTAAAGTTTTTATACATAGCCCTGAAGTAGGTACTAAATCGCAAAGTGCTGGTAGTATCGCTAAAGATGTGTATGATTATATTACAGGATTAGATTCTACTAATAATAAAGTAATTTCAATATCACATTCTACATTACGAGGTGATAGAGTTATGACTATGATTGTTTCTGGTTCTTAATGAACTGTCAACATTGTAATAAATCAAATCCTGAAAATTGGTTTTATTGTCGTAGTTGTGGTAAAAGAGCCAATAAACGTAAATGGACATTAAATTCATTTATGATGAGTGAAATGGGAAAAAGAACAGATGTTGAATTTTCTGAAACAACTGTTGAGCAATCAATGAAAAAAATGCAAGGAGCTGTAAATGCCACAAGGTAAAGGTACTTATGGTCGCAAAAAAGGCAGACCACCTAAAAAGAAAAAGAAAAAGAAAAAAGGTAAATACTAATGGCTGGTACATTAAAAGTCAAAATAGAAGAAAATATAATACTTGATAATCAAGACTATGGTTCTAAAAGAGTATTAGAAGTTAGCAGTATTGCATCTATAGTAAAAAGAATTGTTAATATAGGTACTAATGAAATTGGATTGCTTGGATTTGGAACAGCTTATAATACTGAATTATCTAAATCTTATTTAGCAGGTCAATTTGATGAAGACAATGTTAGATATATAAGAATTACAAATTTAGATAGTACTAATCATATTGCATTAGTTTTGAAGAATGAAAATAATGATGAATTTGGGGTAAAAGTTGATAAAGGATGTTCTTTTTTATATTGCGCTGACTTATCAGGTGGTGTTGTAGATACTATGGATTCTGCAGATGCAGCTGGAATAACTCCTAATTCATTTGGCGATTTGGTTGATATCACTTGTGCAGCTGATACAGCTGCTTGCGATGTTGAAGTCTTTGTAGCGAGTACATAATGGCTACTTTTGAAGCACAAGTAGAAGGTTTAACAAGTTTATCAATAGATGGGAGCAGTGCACCAACACAAACTGAATTAACACAGTTTCTTACTGATGGCGCAAAAGAAGTTTTAAATGTTCTTCCGTTAGATTTATTACCACTTTGTGCATCTCAATCAACATTTACATCTACTGCAGTTGGAAGTGAGTCAGAAACATTAAATACTGGTAAAATACTTAATGTATTTAGAAATGATGGTGATATAGACCAACCATGTAGAGAAATTATGGCATCTATAAAAGGTAGAGTTTCAGACCCTTATGAAATGCAATATGCTACAATAACAGACCCTGTATATTATGTTGAAAATAATAAGATAAATGCATTACCAGATGGAGGGTCTTGTAAATATTCAGAAGTTCAATATCCAGCTGTTGCATATGGTGATTCTGCTATAGCAGTTTTTCCAGATGAAGCAGAATACTTAGTGGCTTTATATGCAGCTATAAAATCATTACAAAATGTATTAGGTAATAAAACATCTAATTCTGATATTACTACAGCTTTGACTGCTGTCAACACAGAACTTGATGAATGCATTAGTATTGCTGATAATGTTCATACAGAAATTGCAATAATTAATTCTTCTGCTGATAGCGCCCTTACCGAAATAGGACTTGCTAATGCGGAAGTAGATAAGATGGCTACTGAAGTTGGGTTAGATAATGCAGAACTCGACCTTGCTAAAGTCGAAATAGCAGAAGCAGCTGTATTAGTAGATTCAGGTATAGACACAG